CTGTTACGTTCCAAAAGGAAAGGATTAGTATAATGCCAGGAACAATGAAAATGTATAAGATGAAAAAGAAATCACCATTAAAAGGTGGTCAAGCAAAGCTAGACGCAAACAAAGATGGTAAAATTAGTAAAGATGATTTTGCTATGCTGAGAAACAAGAAGAAGAAGGCTTAGTCATGGCTTACTACACAAAAACAAAAAAAACAAAAAAGAAAAAGAAAAAACAAACAGCACGTTCTGCTAGAAAAAAAGGATTGATGAGGTATTAATGTCCTATGAGGATTTTATAAAAAAAGAATATGGAACTAGGTCTTTAACTAGCACTAGAGCTGTAACTAATAAATCACGCAGAAAAAAGAAAACAAATGAAAGTTTTGAAAAGTATTTTGCGAAGTTTTATAACCCAAAAGCTGAAGGTAGTTTAGCAAAGCAGAGAATTGACATGAGAGAGCGTAGTGCAGATTATCAGGCGATGGTGCAAGCAGGGGTTATATCTAGTGTAAAGCAAGGGCGTACCTTAGTTGACAAGTTGCAGGATGAAGAGACGAGACCAGAAGTCACACGATATATGGCAAACTTGGATGACAAGCAAATTAGTCAGTTGAAAGACGTTGTAGACAAGAACTTAAACAAGAGATTTAGTCCTTTTACAGCACCGATTTACATTGGTGGTTTTAATACTATGATTAAGGATGCAAAAGCAATAAGGGAAGAGCAAAGCAAAAAACAAGACATGACCCTTGGTTTTGGCAACGTGGTTAAAAAGGGGGCTGAAATTATAGGAGATATGGTTGATCAAAAAGGTTTTAGCGTGGATATAGACCCATTTAGTGGTGAGTATTTTGTGAGATACAAGAAAGAGTTCTAATGGTTGCAAAGAAATACCAGAATCCAAAAGGTGGTTTGAACCAAGCAGGTAGAGACTTTTTCAAAAGAAAAGAAGGTAGCAATCTAAAGTCCCCACAAAAGACTGGCACAGGACCAAGAAGAGTCTCTTTCGCTGCACGATTTGCTGGTATGAAAGGACCCATGAAGGATGAGAAAGGTAGACCAACAAGACTTGCATTAGCACTCAGGGCTTGGGGTTTTAGAAACAAAGAAAGTGCTAGAAACTTTGCACAAAGGCATAAAAAGACATGATGAAATTAGACGCAAAGCAAGTAATGGATAGGTCAAAAAAAGCGTTCGCACGAAAAGACCTATGGCGTACCATTTATGAAGATTGCTACAGATACGCACTCCCCCAAAGAAATCTTTATGACGGATACTATGAAGGCCATGTACCTGGTCAAAATAAAATGAACATGGTATTTGATAGCACAGCAATACACTCTACTCAAAGATTTGCAAATAGAATACAGTCTGGCTTGTTCCCACCTGTAAAAAAATGGTGTAGGCTAGAGCCAGGAGAAGATATACCTGTAGACAGCAGAGCAGAGGTGCAGCAAGCACTTGATGTTTATTTAGATAAGATGTTTACAGTTCTTCGTCAGTCAAACTTTGATTTGGCTATGGGAGAGTTCTTGCTTGATTTATGTGTTGGCACAGCAGTCATGTTGGTCCAAGAAGGCGATGATGTCAACCCTATACAATTTACACCAGTACCACAGTATTTGATTGCTTTAGAAGAGGGACCATATGGTACTGTAGATAACGTCTATCGCAAGTACAAACTTAGAGTTGAGGCAATCAAAAGACAATTTCCAGATGCTGAAATACCAGAGAGTTTGATAAAGCTTATGGAAAGAAAGCCACAAGAGCAAGTCGAACTTTGTGAGGCTGTAATAGTTGATCCAGAAAGGAAAGATTACTCTTATCATTTAATTTATGAGAAAACTGGAGAAGAGCTGTTACAAAAACGTATGGATGAAACGCCTTGGATTGTATCACGATACATGAAGGTAGCAGGGGAAACCTTCGGAAGAGGTCCTCTTGTATCTGCTATATCTGACATCAAAACACTCAATAAAACGCTAGAATTGCTATTGAAGAATGCATCGATAGCCTGTGCAGGTGTCTATACAGCAGCAGATGATGGTGTAATCAATCCATCAAATATAAGAATAACACCTGGATCCATAATCCCAGTAGCTAGAAATGGTGGACCACAAGGAGCCTCACTCGCTCCGTTACCTCGCTCTGGTGATTTCAATGTCTCTCAAATTGTAATCAATGATTTGAGGATGAACATAAAAAAGACATTGCTAGATGACACGTTACCACCAGATAATATGTCTGCTAGGTCTGCTACTGAGATTGTGGAAAGAATGAAAGAGTTGGCACAAAACATGGGTTCTGCTTTTGGCAGATTGATTACAGAAACTATGGTTCCAATAGTGGCAAGAACTCTATCTATCATGGATAAAAAAGGAATGATACAGTTACCCCTAAAGGTAAATGGTCTTGAGGTAAAGATAGTTCCTGTAAGTCCATTGGCAAAAGCACAAAACTTAGAGGAGATTAATGAGGTAATGCAATTTGTACAGATAGCAGGGTCGCTCGGTCCAGGAGGCATAGCAGAAATGAAACCAGATCAAATCGCTACATTTATTGCAGATAAATTAGGTATCCCATCATCTCTTAGAACAACCCCACAAGAGAAACAAGCCATTATACAGCA